CCAAGTCATTGAAGTTGATGATGCCGCGCATCTTTGCGCCATTGTCAAAGATCTCTATCTTGTGGTCGTAATCTTTGCTGATACCAGAACGATTGACTGCATCGAACACTGAGTTGACTACATCATCATGCTTGATGGCTTTGTATTTAGAACCATGCACACCAAGCACTTCATTCGTGTCGGTGCGTACAATGCAGCGTGCCATTGATGGTGGTACATCTACAACGTAACTTTGTTTTACGGTTCTGGTATGTAAGTCAGTAGTTTCAATGGGGAAATCCCACTCATCTACAAGCTCATCTGTTTTGATTGGGGTTAGTTCATTCATGTTGACCTCCTTGTGAATGATCGAATTTACATTAAGTATAGTTGCATATGTGCAACAAGGCAAGCTTGTTACAAAATGAATGAGATTCGTCCACCATCCTCAACGTAAAGTTTCTTCACGGTTCCAGTTGGGGGGCATCCCGGATTTCTAAACAAAGCAATATCTGCCACAAAAAAAGGCACGCTGAGAAGGGAGAACCCAGCGTACCAGTTGGGAGAAACTTTAAGGGTAGTGATACCCAGCCCCGAAGGGCTGGGTACGCAGCTTACGCTGCGTATTTCTTCCATACCTCCTTCTGACGCTTCGCGTCTACTGTTGGTTTATATGTAGGCTTCTTGACTGCTGGGGTAAAGGTATCACCAGTGCAAGTCTTGAACGCTTCTTTGTGATCATTGATGAAGCTGTTCAACATCTCGATTTCATCGTCGAGGTTGATCATCCGTTCATCAATGCGACCAGAAGCTAGATCAGTGTTGTGTATACCACCGCGAGCAGCACCGTACTTGGCACATATGATGGTCAACTGATCGTCAGCAATTTGATCTGCACCTTCGATCTGAGTTTTGTCAGCGACAAGTAGAGATATGTCCTTTTGCTTCTGTTTGATCAGCCATTCGGCTTGCTCAACATTCTTGCGAATGAGAAATTGTGTGAGTGAGGTAGAGGATCTACCTCCATTCAGATCGTTCTTTGGGAAAGCTGAATTGTAAGCTGATGAGAAGTGGTTGATTGATTGTCCCATGATGGGCCTCCTTGTTTGAGCTAGTGAGGGGTAAAGCCCCCTCGGTAAAGATAGGCAAGGGGCGTGCATCTGGGCAGGGATCAAACCTCCTCACGGTTGGCGAAGCCAAGTGGTGCGGAGGACGGTTTGACAGCGCAGCGTCCATGAACAGAGGTGCGGCATGCAGACTATCCGAGGGGGCTGTCACCCACTAGATCAAGGAGGCACAGCATGGATCAGACAATCAAGCAGCAAACGCCGAAGAAGCGAACAAAGAAGCCCATCCCAAAGGTTGTCTGAATGCTGTGCGTGCTTTGTGCGGGCTTCTCGTTCGCTATGTCCGTTGACAAGCTATATCAACAGTGTGTAAAAGGGGGGGACACAGGGGGGGTTATAGGATTGTACTATGAATGTAACTAAGCTGGATATAACCGACAAGCAAGCGCGGCTTGTTGATACCCTCGTAGCAACAGGGTGTAGCATCAAGGACGCCGCGCATGCAGCCGGTTACGCCAGCGGTGAGAGTGGGAGAGTGACAGCGAGCAAGGCTTTGCGGTTGCCACATGTGCAAGCTTACATGATGCAGAGAGTTGCAGAGACTATGGGCTTGAACGCTACGACAGCCGCTGCGCGTCTTGTGCAGCTCGCTCAAGGAGCCAAGTCGGAGTACGTGCAGCTAGAGGCGAGCAAGGATATACTAGACCGCGCTGGCTTCAAGGCTCCAGAGCGACACATGCACATGCACGCTGGCGACATTACGGTGAGCATTGATCTGTCATAGCGGGGGGGTTCAAAAACTAGGACATGCCCCCCTCGACCCCGCCTATCACGCTTGTAATTCTCAAAAAAGCTCTGTAGCATACATGCAGCAACAAACAGCATTCAAGTTTGTGCGTTGAGGTTTTGAAACGGTGCATGTTTTATTGCATGTGAAAATTATTTTTATAGTAGGGTTCGATGCCATCATTAAACGACATGCTTAAAGATATGCCCACTCATAAGAACTTCTACTTGCGTGGTGTTATAAACTCTTTGCTTCCTGAGTTTATGAATCCGCTAGATAGAGAAATTACAGAAAACAACATATCTGGCGAATCTATTGAGTTATTAAGAATGCTTGTTGAAGATCGTTTTCCTGACATGGAAGAGGGCGACATTAACATGTTATCTGGATATGGTGGTAATGAAGAGATTGAATTATCTTTAGGTCAGTTTGGCGTTACAAAAGAAAACGGGCAATATGTAATTTTTGATACATATGATTTTGAAGAAGTGGATCAAAGTTATTTTGATTCTATAAAAGAATCTATGGGTACAAAAAATATATTGCCTTTCGTAAGCAAACTTGGTGGTGATTTAATGCCAGAGAATCCAGATGGCAGTAGTCGTGAAGATGCATTGAAAGTTCGTATACGCATCCCTAACGAGCAACAACTTATTGATATAGACTTTGATAATGACATTGAGCCAGATGCAGAAACATTTGTATTTGAAGGCCCGATGACAAACAAGCGCAAAACTCTGTGGGATAACTTTAGCAGCATGTTTGTTTCAGAAGCCAAAGCGGGTCAGGTTGATGATTTTGTACCTCTTGGTTTGTCTCCACAACAAACAAGAGATTTTTATGAAAATTATACCAAACAATTAATTAGAGATGGCAAAGCTGTACCAGCAATGAGTTCTGCACAAATACCTTTGTCTGATGATACTGATACAAGTTTTTTGGATAACTAATGGCAAAGACACCAGCATGGACAAGAAAAGCAGGAAAGAACCCCAAAGGTGGTCTCAACGCTGCCGGTCGCGCCTCTTACAAAGAAGGAACCCTCAAGCCGCCAGTAAAGTCAGGAGACAACCCAAGAAGGGCGAGCTTCCTATCGCGGATGGCGGGCAATAGCGGGCCAGAACGCGACGAGAAGGGCAAACCCACACGCTTGTTACTCTCCCTGCGAGCGTGGGGTGCGTCATCAAAAGCGGATGCTAGAGCCAAAGCAAGAGCTATTAGCAAGCGAAACAAAGCAAAGAAAGCGAGAGCATAGTGGCTTATTATTATCGTGATGGTACAGAGTACAAAGGTGAAGTATGTATATTACCTGATGGTCGTGTGATTACCGGCCCTACTTATAACAGTGAATCTCAACGCTTACTTACCGAGCCTCCTGTGGTAGAACAACCAAAGCGTGCAAGAAATGCAGATGGTGGTTTTATAGCAGATGATAAATCTACTAAGGATGTTAATGAAGCGTGGGTTGGTGGTAAAGCACCAGCTAAAAAGAAGAAGGGTAAAAAGTAATGTGTATGGGCCTTGCTAAATCAATGATTCAAAGTGGTGAAATATTAGGAATTATTAAAAAACTTGATCCTAAATTTAAAAAAGAATTTGAATCAAAAAAAGCAGTTTCAAGAAAATCAAATTCTAATTTAACCTTTGTGCCTCAAAAAAAGAAAAAACAAGCAAGGCCAAGACCTAATAGACAATTGCGTTTAAATCCCGGACGAAGATCATTTTTAGAAGGAGATAGTTAACATGCCTATGGGTAAAGGGACGTATGGTTCTACTAAAGGTAGGCCACCAAAGAAGAAGTCAATGCTAACTGCAAAACAAAAAACTTTGCCTGATGCATTAAAGAAACGCATTGCTATGGCAAAGAAAAAAAAGGCTTAGTTATGGCTGAATCTTTATTTACAAGAAAATCCTCAAGATCTCCAACAATTTCTAAAGTTGCTATGGAAAGAATGACTGCTGAATTAAATAAAGCAAAACCTCTTAAAACAAAAGCTGAAACAGAAGCTAGAGATGCAAAAATTATTATGAAGCATCTTAGATCTACAAGAGGCAAAGGATCTGCATTTACTGGTAGGGGTAAAAAATAAATGGCAGTTAATGAGGCTGGCAATTACACCAAACCTTCTATGCGTAAGAGTTTGTTCAATCGCATAAAGGCTGGTGGTAAAGGCGGTAGGCCGGGGCAATGGTCTGCGCGTAAGGCACAGATGCTTGCCAAAGCTTATAAAGCTAAAGGTGGTGGATACCGATGAAGAAGCCACAAAGGTCTTTACTTAATTGGGGTAAGCAGAAGTGGCGCACTAAATCTGGTAAGCCATCTACTCAAGGCCCAAAAGCTACTGGTGAGCGTTATTTGCCAGCAAAAGCTATTAAAGCAATGAGTGCCAGCCAATATGCAGCAAGCTCTAAAAAGAAACGTGAAGATACCGCAAAAGGCAAACAGTTTTCTAAGCAGCCCAAATCTGCAAGACGGATAGCCAAGAGGTACAGATGAGTTTTATGCATACGCTTAAAAAAGAAGAGCGTGATATATTACGCACTGTAGTTCGTAATGTTCATATGCAATACTTTCCACAAGAGTTTAAATCCGACTATGAAGCTGATAAATTAATTGCATCCATAGCTCCTGAAGTTGTGGCTTCATTAATTAAAGCTGGCAAGGATATGAAGGTTGACCAACTTTAAGTACAAGCCTGATGGTAACGTACTGAAATCATTTATGAAATCAGATGTATTCTTTCGCGGCCTTAGAGGGCCGGTAGGTTCTGGTAAATCTGTATGTTGTTGCGTTGAAATATTCCGCAGAGCATTGCAACAAAAGAAATCAGAAGATGGGAAACGGCATAGTCGATGGGCTATTATCCGTAATACTAACCCACAACTTAAAACCACAACCATTAAAACATGGCTTGATTGGTTTCCAGAAAATGAATGGGGCAGGTTTACATGGTCTGTTCCATACACACATCATATACAAAAAGGTGATATAGATCTTGAGGTTATCTTTTTAGCATTAGATAGACCTGAAGATGTTAAGAAGTTGTTATCATTAGAATTAACAGGTGTGTGGGTTAATGAAGCTAGAGAAATAAGCAAGAGTATTATTGATGCTACCACAATGCGTGTAGGTCGTTACCCTTCTATGAAGGATGGTGGTTGCACATGGACAGGTGTTATATGTGATACTAACGCACCAGAAGAAGATCACTGGTGGCCTATTATGTCTGGTGAAGTTCCAGTGCCAGATCATATTCCTAAAGAGCAAGCACAGATGTTAATTAAACCTGACAACTGGAAGTTCTTTACTCAACCTTCTGGTATGCTTGAAGATAAAGATACTGAAGGTACTGTTGAGAGATACTTACCTAATAAAGCTGCTGAAAACAGACAGAACATGAGGGAAGATTACTATCCTAATATTGTTGCTGGTAAAACAAAAAGCTGGATTGACGTATATGTAATGAATAAATTGGGGACTATTAAAGATGGCAAAGCAGTCTATCCTATGTTTGTGTCTGATACCCACATCGCCAAGGAAGAAATACCAGTGGCGGCAGGGGTTCCTGTGTATATCGGTGTTGATTTTGGCCTCACTCCTGCTGCTGTTATAGGGCAGAAGGTTCGTGGCAGGTGGTTAATACTTCAGGAAATTGTAGCTTTTGATATGGGTATTGTGAGATTTAGTGAGGTTATGAGGCAGGAAATATCATCTCGTTATGGTGATTGTGAAATTAATATTATAGGTGATCCTGCTGGTGACTTCCGCGCACAGACAGATGAATCTACTCCATTCCAAATACTGCGTGGTGCTGGCTTAAATGCACGCCCTGCACAATCAAACGATGTATCACTTAGACTTGAATCCGTTAATGCGCCATTAAATAGAATGATTGAAGGGCAGTCTGGTTTTCTTGTAGATCGTAGATGTCAGACGCTTATTAAAGGATTTGAAGGTGGGTATCAGTATAAACGTATGCAGGTATCTGGTGAACGATTTGATGATAAGCCGGAAAAAAATCACTTTTCACATA